TGTCCCTGAAGTACAGGATCTATTGTTTCAGCCATTATGCCATACTCCCAGATTTGTTATATTTCTCAAAGGTTTCCATCAGATTAGTCATAACGTCTACACCCTTTTCTCTATTAGGTTTACTAGCGGCTATCAACTCAATACCTTTTTTTGTTTTGTTGAACTTAAATCCACCCGCTCCATTATTAGCTGCGGCTGTCATTACAAACTCACCATCACTAAGCATAGCTGGTATGTCATCAGATGTGCCTGTTCCTGGACCAACTGACTCACCACCTTGACGCATATCAAGTTCTTTTAGAGCCATACCGCCTTCGTTGAAGTATTGTCTACCGAATCCTATCGGTCCACCAAAAGCTGCTTTCTTTCTTATACCTAGATCAAAACCTGCGAATACAGGTGCTGGGTTAAGATCTGGTCTTTTTGATTGTCTTATGTCGGTTAAACCACCTTCAGTCTTCTTAGCTGCATCTTTGACTACTTTACCGTATAACAAGGCAAGGCCAGCCATCTTGGGATCTATACCGCCAAAGCCTCCAGTTCCGGTACCAGAACCTGTTCCTCCATAAAAATCGCTTAATCCACTAGCTCCTCCTAGTCCTACAGCGTCACCAACACTTTTGATGAAATCTGGTGTTTTAGCTTCTCCTAACCCCGTAAGTCTACCTAACAAAGATGGGCTAGATGTTGTTCCTGGTATTTTTAATGTGTCACCAGCGTTAATTTTATTTACATCTTTAATAATATCTGGATTGGCATTTTTAATAGCTTCTGCGGTAGTGTTATTAGCTGCGGCTATTTCATCAAGTGTGTCGCCAGACTGTACCGTTACTTCTGCCGCAGTTGTGGCTTCTTTTATAAAAGGATTAAGACCTGCTTCTCCTACGGCACCTGTAAGCTGTCCTGTAGCAACATCAAATTTTTGACCAGTACCACCCAGTAATCCACCATACCCTTGTTGTTGGTCACTAGCTATACTTGATGCAACATTTTGTGCATATTGCATTGGGTCAAACACAAGATTGCCTGCTGCATCTTGAACGCTACCTATGTTAGTTAATGCTTCTCCAATATCTCCAAAACCTCCAGCCGTACCAGTTTTTATAGCCTCAATAGCTCCTTCTTTTCCAAATAAACTCTGATTACCACCAGCGGCTAGAGTCATGATCTCACCAAGGCCACCTTCACCTTTGGCTAGTTTAAGTGCCGCGTTACCTTTTTGATATACGGCAGCAAACGGTTGCCAAGGACCAGGTATTACAGCTGCAATAGGTGCAACCTTTTTAACTACTTTCTTAACGCTTTTAGCTATCTTTTTTAAGAAACCAAACTCTGCTTGCCCTGTAATAGGGTTTATGGACATGCCTTGACCAACGACATATTCATTAGGATCTAGACCTACAGCGGCCATTTCCTTTCTAATTATTGATCTTGTCTTGTCAGATATGACTGGTGGGACCACCATTTCGCCTGGTGCAACATGAGCCATAAAGCGGTCTTCGTTACGCCCCAGGGCCGCTAAACCTGTTCCTGAGTTATCTACTATAGCCATTTTTAAATTCTACCCTATTCTTCCATACATTTTAACCAAAATACAAGTAAGTACCTATTTCCTGATTTTACTGATAAGCCTCTATGCATATGAGTAAAGCTCGGAAATATTAGAGCGTGGCCTGTAGGTAATGGTTCTACAACTCCACGATTTAAAAACTCAGTTCCTCCCCCTTCATAATCACCCGTATTTAGGGGGACAACCATACTAATGTCGGCACTTGCATCATGATGCCAAGCACCCTGTTTTTTATCCTTTAAATTATAATTAGCTATTTGAATTCCGCCACCATTTACGTGCCTATTCCAAATACTTAAAAATATCGGATTACCTATAGTATATATTGTTTGGAACAAAGAGTTATATATTTTTGGACAATTATCCTGAAACGTTATTTCAGGTATTTGCCTTAATACATCTTCCTCTGGATTAGGAACAAACCCATAATAATCCTCTAAATTACGCATTTCATCCAAAAGTATGGAACAAAACTTTTCAGAAAAGAAAGGAACCGTATATACGTCTTTTAACGGTTCTTTTATAACTTTGTGTAATTCATTCTGAGACGGATCGTAATTACCTTTGTTTTCGTAAAAATCTATTATATTTGGTAAAGAGTTTTTAACCGCATCAAATGTACCTTTATCTATATACCAATCAGCAGGGTGTTCTAAAAGTATGTTTTTAGTTTGGTATTCTTGTAATTCTGCTGTTTCAGACATTAATTGTTATATCACCATTTGTTTTTACATCAACTTTACCAACAGAGGCAGTCATTTCAAAACCAAAGTCATTTGTTCTCTCGCCTATATCTACCCATTTGTTACCAGTATAGACCTGTAGAACACCCAAAGTGGTATTCCATATAATAGATCCTGCTGTAAAGTTAAGAGTTGTTTTGTCTGAATCATTAACTTGTCTAGTTTGATCTGGATCTACAGCACCTAAGTTAATTTCTAATATTCTTACTAACCTGTTGAAAGTTTCTGGGCTAACATCTCCTGTAGCAATAGGTAGCTGAGTTTGTAATATTTTGCTCATCTCTTGCCATCAGGCCTTGTATCTATCCTAGTAGCTCCTAATCTCCATCCAATATCCAAGTTACCATCATTCGTTGCGTCATCATCAGATTCAAATCTTAAAACCATTTGTCTAGCCCTACCTCTGACATAAGCTTGTGTAGTTGTTTCGGTTATTGCATTTGTAGAATTTGTAGTTAAAGAATCTCCAGGAAAGTTTCTTGTTTTAACTACTATATTTATATTACCTGAGTTGTTATTTTGTAAAAACTTAAAATCTGGAATGATCCTTCTTATAAAAGTAAATTGTTCACCATCACCTAAATCAAAATCAGAACTTTCTATAAACACATTAGCCATAGGTGATCCATCATCATTAAATCCTTTTTCTTGTTGATATAAGTAACCTCCATTTACAGCTCTAGGATAATTTTCTATACCTGAATCTAACCAAGCTGTTCTTGTTAAAGATCCATAAATCCATAAGTTTTCTATATAATTATAAATAACGTATCTATCTATTTCTGTAGAATTAGCTGAACAATAAAACCATCCAACCTCATTTTTATCTGCAATAGTAAATGCATTAAATTTAAAAGACTGTCCTAAATTTATGTCACCAAAAACATAATTGTGAACGGTACAAGGAATGGTTTGAACACTACCGTTATAAACATAAAAATTATTGTAGCTCATCCAATAGATACCTTGAGGAGCTGTAACAGCTGCTTTGGGTCCAACTAGACCTATACCTTCATTAATTAAATTAACTCCAAAGGTAAATGGAGGACCAATAAATTGCATACTATAAAGAGCAGTATCAGTCCAAATCATTATTTCTTGTCTTGATTTGACAGCTCCTATTATTGAAGATCCTGAAGACAATCTAAGAGATCCTGCTGTATTTGTATTAGTAGGTTCAAATTCTAATTCATTCTCTTGATCGCTAAATGCTATAAACATAGGATCAACCGTACCTGTTCTGGAAGTGCCTGATACAGGATCTGCACCCAATATTATTAAGTGCCTGTCTTTTTCTGAAGTAATGACTTGTAGACCTACGGTTGGAACTTGATTTGCACCAGTAATACCGGAAAGCTCAACCGCTCTTGTACCTACTCCATTATTTTCTACCCATTTATAAATACCACCAGACCTTGCATTTATAATTAAATCTTCTCCAAAATTATCATGTGTCCACAATCTTAATTGGTTAGTCAAACCCAAAGCGCTTGTGCTTCCAAAAGACCCTGCTCCCCACCCATCTATACCCCAACCTGTACCAGGAACGTAAACGTCTAACCCCACATTTATTTGATAAGTTCCAACAACAGAGGATCCTCCATTACCGCTGTCAGATGCATTTGCAGTAACTGTTGTCCCTGAAGTATCCTTTGCTTCTATTGTATAGCTATTGTCATTTACTATAGTTGCTATTTGATATTCTTGATTTAAAACAGTTGCTGTTATATTTCCCCCTAAACTAGATGCTCCAGAAAAAGTTACAAAGTCATTTTGTACTGCTCCATGAGCTGTATCTGCAACTGTAATTGTTGCATCTCCATTAGTTGCGGAAAATGTTACATCACCAGCAGAAGTAGTGCTTCTTATAGGAGTTATATCATTAAAAACGCCACCGGCTTCAATGTAATATTTTAGATGAGTACCTATCCCAAGATATTTTGTACCTCCTAAAGAAACCCAAGGATGTAAGGCTCTAGCCGTACCTAAATAAGTATTGCTTGTAAGCTTACTCCATCCTCCAAACTTTTCTGGCCTTCCTTTTCTAAACCGTACTAAATTACAATCAAACCAACCGCCTTCATTATCGTAGTCAGTACCTTCTCTATAAATACCAGGTCTGAATATTGTTTTTTGTAATGCCATTTAAACCTTGCTCCATTCCTTACCTTCAAACAAATTAGCTTCAGCTTCTCTACGTTTAACCAATCCACCTAAGATAACACCACCAGCTTTGTTCCAACGTTTTATTTGTTCAGGCACGCCACCATAATCTCCCTCATTAAGAATACGCAATAAAGTAGATTCTTTTAGATTAGTTGGTCCTAAGTTATATACCCAACATACTAACGAATCAAACTGACATTGATCTAACGGCACCTTAACCATATCGTTAATATAACCTTCATACTCAGGCATTTCTTCTTTTAACAAATGTTCGGCTTCGTCTTGGTTGATTTGATCCCCATTTTTTACATCTTTTGTATGTCCGTAGCCAATTGTCCAAACTCCTACGGAGTCCTGATAAGCTTCTAGCTTACATCCTTCGTAGTTTTTAATTAAAGATATACCTTCTTCAGATATGTTCATACTAATCGTCCTTTGGTGTGTTGGATGCTCCGAAATAAAAACTAATAATAGCTGACGCTAAACCGCCTAAATATCCTAATACTAAATTTATTAAAGCTTCTGAGTTCTGTTCTGGAGGCTGAATGGTCACTAAGAATATATATCCCATAAATCCACCAACAACAGCTATACCTATGATTCTAGCTGTCCAGTCTTTAGAAAAAGTTTGTCTAGCGTTTTGTGTATCTTGCACTTCTAGTTTAAATACATCCACCTCTAGCTCTTTCATCTTAACCTCAAAATCAGCTTCAGCTTTTTTTAACTCAAGCATCTGTTCAGGTGTTGCATTATCTAAAGCTTTTTGTATTTCTTTAGGTTCGTTTTTACAACCCAATACATCTGCAATCATATTT